GGAGTTGGCGGGCTCGCTGCGCTCGCTGCTCGGCTCGCCGAATGTGGAACCGCTGAACGTGCCGTTAGTCACGGTGGCACCGGTAGCCGTGACACTACCGGTGACCGTGGCGTTGTTGATCGTCGGTGCGTTCAACGTCTTGTTGCTGAGCGTCTGGGTGGACAGCGTGTCCACGAACGCTCCGGTGATGCCGTGCACCCCGGTGCTGGACGACTCGTGCGTCCTGCTGTCGGTGAAGTCCCGAGCAGAGCTGACATGCCTGACTACAGCACCAGCGTTGTGGGTGCTGGCCGACGTGCTGTCCACCGCTCGGGTGACGTTGAACACGGACGGGCCTCCACCCGTCACGTCAACAAGTTCCTCGTTGGCGGAACCGTAGTCGAGGCACAGCGTGTACGGGAAACTGTTCGGGAATCCGGACGAGCTAGCCACCTGGATGGTGGCGTCGCTCGGTCCAGCGGTCGCCTGGAGGTTGGTGACCGCTGCGATCGAAGAATAGAACCTAGAGTTAGGCACAGGCCCTCCTTAGCTGTAGAGGCGTAAGCCGCTACGCGACTCAGCCGTTGAAGTTCTGGTAAGAGTCGAACAGGCGCTGAAGCCGTGTACGCTCTTCTGCGAGCCTCTGCTGATACAGGGCCATGTAGTACTTGGAGGCGTTGCTACCGGCCCCTGTAGGCACCAGGGGGGCCCTCTCAGTGGCCTCTATCGCCTGCTGCTGAAGTCGGGCAGACTCGTACGCAGGAAGCAGGCGCCAGCAGGCGCCGTACGTGATCATGTCTACGTACCTGTCCGGGTATCCGGTGGTCGTCTCGAAGTCGTCACCGTTAGCGGTGAGGGTGCCAGGCTTCTTGATGTACTCGACTCGGATGTTCCGGCCAGGCACGATGAAGTCCCTCATGATCTGAAGAGACTTGCCGGTAGGTGCAGGAGTAGGCTTGACCTGGCCAGCCGTCGTGCTGGCCGAGGGATTGAAGCGCCAAGAGCTGAGCGGGAACCACACGGCCGAAGGTCCGATGGTGTTGACCGTAACCTTGTAGACGTCCTCGACGTCGGTGGGCAGCGGGTACTCGTACCTCGCTGCGATCTTCGGGAACTCGTACTCACCGAACACCCAGAGGTCCGGGAAGGTTCCGTTGATCGTGTCGTTGATCGCTTCCTTGATGCGGGAGGTGGGGTACATCGGGTCGTCGGTGACGATAGCGTTAGTCGCATGCGAGGCGGGGAATGTACCCTCGACGCCTCTACCGTTCACCCCGCCCATCACGGTGACCGTGCCGGTAGCACGGTCGTACTTCTTCACCAGGATCAGCTCGTCGTCGATCTCGATCAGACCCCGAGAGATGTTGGTGACAGTCTCGGGGTCAACCATGAACTGTACGTCTGTCGAAGTCATGGTGTTCGTCAGGCTGCTGATAGAGGCCTGATCCCTGGTGTAACCGAGGAGCTGCTGCTTCACTCGGCTGACTATCTGTGCGAATGTCGCAGCCATGCTTACTCCTTAGAGTTCTGCCCACGTGAGGTTGACGTTCCAGAGCTGACCGGTGTTGCCTGCCGCAACCCTGAAGGCGAGCCCCTGGCCGGGTGCACACACGAAGCTAGCCCCTGAGGGTACGGCGGCAGCAGCCGCGCCGATGCCAGTCGCAGCAGCGGTGATGGCGGGAGGGAAACCGATCAGAGTCTGACCGACCGTGGTGATGGTAGGGTTGCCCACTCGGACTTCAGCCGTAGAGTCGGGGTCCGAGGTGACAAACTTGTTCACAGCGTTGGCCGCCACCAGCGTCCCACCGCTGTGGGCGCTGGTCCTGAAGGCCAGCATGTTGTTGGTCGTGCTGGCAGCAGCAGTGGCGTACGCATCTATGTTCAGCTGGTAGATGATGAGAGCCTTGGTGTTGCCGGAAGGGTTGAACAGAGAGAAGTAGGTGTTGGCTGCGACGGTTCCCGCAACCTCAGCTACCGCGTAGGTGTAGAACTTGGCCCCCGCTGGCCCGACGGGGAATGTTGCGATAGATCCTGCTGAATCGATGCTGAGCGAGTGTCCGCCCGTGTCAACGACCCTGGTCTGACTGGCCCCGTTTACGCTGTTAGGCATTTGATCCTCTCAGGATGCCATGAGTGTTGCGCTTACCGTTCCCCCGGTTATGGTGGTGGTGACGTTGGCCCGGCCGTAACGCCAAGCGCCCTGCTGGTTGGACTGGGTGACACCAGGCGCAGACTGCGTAACAGGCGTACCCCTGAACCAGTTCGTGTTGTCTTGGCTCACTTCGAGTGCGACAGCGCCAGCGCTCACACCAGTGCCTGCCGTGATGACCAGGGTGATGTTCTGCTTGGCCGACCCGAAGTCAGCTACGGTGCCAGCACCGGTCGCCGAGACCGCCGAGAGGGTGGTCGAAGCGATCAACGTGCCGCTGGATACCACCAGGCCAGCGCCAAGGTTAGGGCCAGGGACGGCGATGTTGGCGGTGTTCGTGCCGTCGGTGTTCTTGATGGGCCACGCCTGAGCGACGGCGGCAGCCGTACCCTGGTTGGCCGTGACGGTACCAGCTACAGTCTGGGTTCCGGTTGGACTGGTGGTGACAGTACCAACCAGGCGTACGGTCTGTGCGGCACCATCGGTTGTAAGAGATCCATCGGTTACGCTCACGCCTCAGCCTCCTTGAAAGCCTTGTCGATATGAGACTGCTTGGTCCCGTCAGGGCTCAGGCCCTGACGTACAGCAGACTCGTAGTTGTCCAGCTCTCGGTCCCACGCCTTCTGGCGTGTGCCGTAGCCATCGTTTACAGCGGGGGAAAGCTGGAGGTCTTTAGACCTCACACACTCTCCCCAGCTAGCGTGATCTTTCGTGGCGCAGGAGCTGGAGCACTTAGCCCCGGCATGTGCAGCCTTCGAACGTGTGCCCGCACGTCGGACAGCGGGGCTCATCGCTCACCGACCAGGCCGATCGCTGACCCGTCGATAGGGACGAGCACAACTTCAGTGCCAGGTGAAACATGTACATCCCACTTCAGCTTGAGGAACTTGTCGTCGAACCCCAGAACCTCAAGGTTCTGGAGGGTTCGTCCGCCCCGATCGAGGTTGATCAGGGCGCCGACCTTGAGGAAACCCTCATCAGTCTTCTTCGGGGCAGCAGCCATCAGGAAACCAGTCCGTTCGTAACTCGGTAGACGTCGGGCCGGAACGCGTTGTGTCCTAGCGTTGCGGCTTGTTCTTTGATAACGCTCGACGCAAGGGCCGAGCTGGTGGGGTAGCTGTTAGCTTGAGGCTTGGCTACCCCCATGTCGCTGACGTGCTTGTCAGTCAGCGTACTTGGACTCTGTATCACCGTAGATCCCCTGAGCGTAGCGGTCGTGATCCGAGCCGAGCGGGGAAGACTGGAACTCTCGCATCGCCTCGAACAGGCCATCCTCAAGGATGCCCTTCTCGTTCTGGTTGATGTGGATCGTGGTGCCAGCAGGGCCGACCGGGTTCATCCGGGTGCCGCCCCAGTCTTCGTGGTCGTCGCCACGCTTCACCAGTTCCCGAGCCTGGGGCTCGGTCTCAGGGTTCTTGTAGAGGTCGCTCACTTGCCCTTCCGTCCCTTCGCAGCCATCTTGGCCATCTTGGCGTTGCCGTACTTCTTTCGGCCAGCCGCAGCCGCGATAGCTGCGCCCTTCTTGCCGCCACCAGCCTCCTTGGCTACCGCAGCGAACCTGCCACCCTGGCCGAGTGGCGCCTTCTTGTTAGGCTTCGCAGCCATGGTTCTCCTTAGATCAGGTCGAGGATGACCCAGTTGTAGACGGACGTGTCACCGGCAGTGGACTTGATCTGGAAGGAAGTTCCTGCCGTCACAGCAGACATGAACGGGCCGCTCGTGGCGGCCGTACCAGCCTGCGTCTTGAGGCCGAACACGACCACGCTGTTGGCCGTGATGGCGGTGGTGCTTACGGTTACCGCGGTGGTGCCGTTGGCGGTCACCGTCCCCGCCTTGGCGTTCGTTCCGGACTTCACCTTGAAGGTCTTGCCAGCAAGGTTGGCCACGATGTCCGAGTCGTTCGACCCATACTGGGCTGCCCCGATACGCTCCATCGACGTGTCGCGTCCGGCGGAGCCAGGACCAATAGCGATCTTGCCGTCACCGGTCAGTCGGAACCTGTCGTTAGCGTCGCTGCCCTGCACGTTCAGCGAGAGGCAGTTGTTGCCAGCAGCGAACGGCATGATGCTGACACGGCCAGGGCCGGTCGAGTAGTTGAAGTCGGTGTTCGTCAGGAAACCCCAGTTGCCACCAGCGATGGTGTGCGCAGCAGCAGGCAGGTTGATGAACCAGTTAGCTTGAGCTGCACCGGTACCCTGGAAGTCCGCGTTCCAGAACCTGACGTTCTGAGAAGCGGCAACGTTGATCGACTTCTGGACACCGGCAGTACCGGTCGACACGATCGGACTGGCGAACCGGCAGTTAGTCACGAACCCGGTTGTGGTGCCAGACCAGTTCAGGTCGTAGTTGGTGCCGGTTGCCCCGGCACCGTTACCAGAAAAGAACACGCTGTCGAAGTAGATCGCAGGTCCGGTGCTTGAGACCGTAGCGCCGTGAGTCTGATTGTTG